CATACTGTTATGATATAACACAACGGTACTCAGATACCCCACTAGGTGTGACAAAAAGGACATACACGATGACTAATTGTGTAAACTATCGTGTTATATCAATGGTTTAGCTAGTAGAATGGTGTTATTTATCCTGTGAACCACGTTCATGAACCACGTTCAAGCTAGGGGTGCAGGGGCCACCGGGGGGCCGTACGTTATTTATATACGCCCTTTGACAGCGGGGGGTATTTTTACATATTGGTAAGTACTTTGGAGCAGTTAACACTTGTAGTATATACTTGTAGTACAACGGTTAGTCTTTTATGGTGTAAACCAAGGGATTAGTGTGGTAATTTGATGTGGTGTAGGAAGGTTGGTCCTCTAAATGACAAGATAAGGACAGAACCCTGGGTACTCCTAGGCTTATGAGAGTGTGAAGTGACCAGTGTAAGGAACTTTAGTGGTAAGTACTTAGAGGAAAAGCTACATTAAGGTAAATAAACCCTGGGTACCCCTTGACAACCGGGGCTACATGCACTATATTATATACTATAAGTATACATGTAGTATAACAGGGTATACTTAAGGTCTTATACTTAGGTATACTCCTCTAAACTATAAAAGACTCTTAGTTTATACTTAGGGTTTTATACTTAGGGTAGGAGGTAAAACCTTTCTTGTCATCAAAGACGAAGTAACGGTTGACAAGTGTCCCTAAATAAATATAACTAGGAAGAAGAATATGTACTACAAAAGTGAGAATGTCATTGAAGAGTTTTACAAGAACCTTCTGGACTCAGACAACCCTGAGAGAGTGCATATCCCTATGTCTGATGTCTTCTACGTACGGGAGGCCATACGTCAAGACACTGGGGTGTCATACTCCCTTGACCACGTAGAATGGGCTATGCGTAAAGAGGGATTCCTCAAGCCCAGCGACTGCTATAAACCTAATATGAGAAGAGAGTGGGATGAAGATTAACTTAAACCTTGGCGACACTCAGATTATTCTAAAGGAGTGCCAAGTCTACGGTCTTTCTTTGGACCAAGCTGCTTACGTCTTAGCCACCGCATGGTGGGAAACAGCACACACGATGAAACCAGTTAAAGAAGCTTACTGGGTGCGCAATGCTTCTACATGGCGAAAGAAGAACCTACGTTACTGGCCTTGGTATGGGCGAGGATACGTTCAGCTTACATGGGAAGACAACTACATTAAAGCTGGCCGTGAGCTTGGCCTAGACCTCACTACTGACCCTGACTCCGTTATGGAACCTTGGGTGTCCGCAAAGATACTCGTTCTTGGTAGCCGAGAAGGTTGGTTCACTGGCAAGGGTCTCGGTGACTACATCAACGCTCAAGGCACAGACTACATGAACGCTCGACGTATCATCAACGGTGCAGACAAGATGCGTGAAATCAGGGAAGTTGCTAGAGCCTACCAGAAAGAACTCCAAGAGATTAAGTACGGGCAGGTTAAAGTTAAGAAAGAACACCCTTTTACCACCTGGTGGAATAAGTTTAAGAACAAGGTGAAGAAGTAATGGCTAACGAATCATGGCACCTTTCGAAGACTATCCCTATCACACTTATCTTTTCAATCGTCATCCAAACTATTATTCTTGTAGTGTTCCTAACTGACCTAGCGGGTACTGTTGCTACCAACACTGGGAACATCCAGGAAAACAAAGATAACATTACAGCAGTTAACAGTGTAGTCCAGAGGCAAGAAGTAACCCTTGGCCGTATCGACGAAAACATCAAGTCAATAAAAGGCATACTAGAAAATGTTCATCAATAAAACATGGTCCCGAGAGTCAGCTGCCGTTCTGCTTTCTGTCTTATGTTGGTCAATTTACATGGAGAACGTACCCCTTGTTCAAACTATCATCTGGCCTGTTACGACTTACGCTGCTGTGGCCTTTGGTCTTAAGCGGATTGATGACTCTGACAAGTTGTTCAAGCCTTAGCCCTCTTAGTCTTTTAACAGGGGGTGGCCCTAACGTAGCAGCAAACACCCAGCTTGGTCAGGAAAACGAGCAAACAGTGGGCCTTAGGACTTCCAACGAACAACAGATAGTCAGACCAAACGCCAGAGACATAACGCAGACTGCTGACAAGGGTGTTAAGGCTGGGGCAATAGACAACGTCACTGTGCAGAACATACCACCCTGGGTCCTGCTGCTACTGGTCCTTGGCTGGTTACTCCCTTCTCCTGGGGAGGTTAGCAGGTACGTCAGGTCACTGTTTAAAAGGAACAAGAAGTAATGGCTAAGGGAACAGATAAGCTCACCCGAGGGGGTGTTAAGTTTGACGGTTACAACAAACCAAAGAAGACGCCAGGAGCTAACAAGAAGATGGCAGTACTTGCTAAAGAAGGAGATACAGTTAAGCTTGTTCGCTTTGGGGACCCCAAGATGACGATCAAGAAGGACCAACCAAATCGTAAGAAGAGTTACTGTGCCCGCTCTGGTGGTATCAAAGGTAAGTCTAGTAAGCTCTCAGCTAACTACTGGAGTCGGAAGGCTTGGGACTGCTGATGGAAAGTAACCAAGCCGTTCCTGGTGAGACTGTAGGTAGTTTTAAGCTTACACGGACTGAGCTTGTTGGGAAAAATAAAACATGGATTGTGGAGTGTCTTTGTGGTGACGAAAGACGTTTCTGGAAATATCCTGCAATCTTAAATCAAAACACTTGTGGCTGCGGTACAGACAAAGAGGGCAACACCAAAGAACAACGCCGCATGTTAAACTCGAGACTGCACTCCTACAAAAGCGGAGCGGTAAAAAGGGGTTTTAACTTTGAACTGTCTTACGAGGAGTTTAACGATCTTACCCAGCAAGACTGTACGTACTGCGGGTTAGAGCCGCAGGAGTTAAACTACTTTGAAAACGCACATAGCTTACAAAAAGATTCCCCTGGTCGAGACTGGAGTAAGTACACAATTAAGTTTAGCGGTGTTGACCGCGTAGACAGCTCACTAGGGTACTCACCTGACAACTGTGTGCCTTGTTGCAAGTACTGTAACCGAGCTAAGAGTGACATGTCTTTTGAAGAGTTTAAAGAACACATTAATAGAGCCTACACATACTTAAACAAAGGAACCAAACTATGAACAAGAAGATGAAAGAAATGATGGACAAGGAAGCTAAAGCCAAACCTAAGGGTATGGCTAAAGGTGGTATGACTAGCGGCTGCGCTAAGGGTGCTACTAAGAAGATGGGTAAAGCTCCAGCCAAGAAGGGGAAGAAATAATGGGTACGTTTCTCACAGTAGTAGGGACTGTAGTAGCAGTAGCCCTCGTGTTAGGCGCAGTGTTCCTCGTCTTACTTGCAAATAGTATGGGTCGGTAAATAATGGCTAAGAAGAAGAGCACGGTTAACGCCGCAGGTAACTACACCAAACCTACGATGCGCAAGAACCTTGTCGCTTCTATCAAGGCAGGTTCTAAAGGCGGTAACGCTGGGCAGTGGTCCGCCCGTAAAGCACAGATGGTTGCTAAGCAGTATAAGGCTAAGGGTGGGAGCTACAAGTAATGGTAAAAGCAAGGAGCCAGAAGGACCTCACCAAGTGGACTAAGGAGGACTGGGGCACCAAGAGCGGTAAGAACTCTACCCAGGGTAAGAAGGCCACAGGAGAACGGTACCTACCTAAGAAAGCCAGAGCTGCTCTCACAGACAAAGAGTACGCAGCTACCTCCGCAGCTAAGCGTAAGGGCACCAAGGCGGGTAAGCAACACGTTGCGCAGCCTAAGAAGATCGCAGCTAAGACTGCTAAGAAAAGGAAATAGTATGGCACGAGAACTAACAGAGATGCAACAGACTTTCCTTGATGTCCTCTTTGAGGAAGCCGAGGGTAGCTTTGTTAAAGCTAAACAACTAGCAGGTTACGCTGACAAGGTATCCTCCTCCACTGTAGTTAACGCACTAGAGAATGAAATTGCAGAACTTACTAAGAAGTTTCTTGTCTCCACTGGGGTTCAGGCTGCTTGGGCTATGAAGTCTGTGATGGAGTCTCCTACTGATCTTGGTAACAAAGAGAAGATGGCGGCTGCTAAAGACTTCCTTGACCGTGCTGGTCACAAGGGTGCTGACAAAGTAGAGATTAAGGCTGAGTCTCCTATCTTTATCCTGCCACCTAAGATTTAATGCTTGACAAAGGAGGCGTAGATGGCTAAAATAACAACAGAGTTTAAGTTACCTAAGCCTTCTCTAGGTCCAGACGGCTACAGGTTTCTACCCGTGGTACGGATAGGGAGAGTGGTACCCTTTGGATACGAGCAAGACCCAGAAGATAAAGATATCCTCTTGCCTATTGAAGAAGAACTTCTTTTAATGGAGAAAGCTAAAGGTTTCTTAAAACAGTACAGCTACCGTGACGTAGCTAACTGGTTAAGCACAAACAGTGGGCGCTACATCTCTCACTCAGGACTTATGACAAGGGTAAAAAGTGAGCAACAACGTACGAAAGAATCTGCAAACTACCGCTACCTCGCCCGATGCTACAAAGAAGCGTGTGAAAAAGCCCAACACATCGAAGAAAGAAGCCTCGGTCGAAGAGAAACCGCAGGCAACAGTACCTGCTCAACCGATTAAGGTCCCTGCTAGAGTTAAAGCCCCTGATGTAGACGTTAAGAAGGCTACCTCAGTAATATTTGAGGCTAACCCTGGACCACAAGAGGACTTCCTAGCGTCATCAGAACAAGAAGTGCTCTACGGTGGGGCAGCTGGAGGTGGTAAGAGCTACGCGATGGTGGCTGACCCTGTTCGTTACTTCAATAACCCTAAAGCTAACATGCTTCTGGTTCGTCGCTCTACAGAAGAGCTAAGAGAACTGATCTCCGTCTCCAAAGACCTCTACCCTAAGGCTGTTCCTGGTGCAAAGTTCCTTGAGAGGGAAAAAACCTGGATCATGCCTAGTGGTGCAACACTATGGATGTCCTATCTAGACAAAGACGACGACGTACAGCGTTACCAAGGGCAGGCCTTCAACTGGATTGGCTTTGACGAGCTAACACAGTGGCCTACACCCTACGCTTGGAACTATATGCGTACTCGTCTCCGTACAGCTAAAGGTTCTAACCTGCCGTTAATACAACGAGCTACTTCTAACCCTGGTGGCTCAGGTCACGCTTGGGTTAAGAAGATGTTTATCGACCCAGCACCGTATAACGAAGCATTCTGGGCTGCTGACCATGAAACTGGTGACACACTAGTATGGCCTAGCACGTCTACTTACGCTGTTGCAAACGACCTAGTAGGAACACCAATGCTAAAGCGCAGGTTTATTCCTGCCACCTTGTTTGACAACCCATACCTCGCAGACGATGGTATGTACGAAGCTAACCTACTGTCTATGCCGGAGCATCTACGGCGACAACTTTTAGAAGGAGACTGGGACATTGCTGAAGGTGCTGCTTTCCCTGAGTTCAACCGCAAGATACACGTTGTGGAGCCTTACTCTATACCAGACAACTGGACTAAGTTCCGCGCTGCAGATTACGGGTATTCATCTTACACAGGGATTCTTTGGTTTGCTGTAGACCCACTCGATGAAAAGCTTATAGTCTACCGTGAACTGTACGCTAGTAAGGTCCTTGCTGAGGACTTAGCCGACATGGTCCTTGAGCTAGAGAGAGGAGAGAAGATACGCTACGGTGTTCTCGACTCATCCCTTTGGCACAAACGAGGAGACACTGGTCCTAGTATCGCTGAGAGAATGATTGTTAAGGGTTGCCGTTGGAGACCAGCAGACAGGAGTGCAGGCTCTAGGGTTTCCGGTAAGAACGAGATACACCGCAGACTTCAAGTAGACCCAGACACAGAGGAACCAAGAGTAGTCTTCTTTAGCAGCTGTAAGAAAACTATCGAGCAGCTCCCTCTCATACCTCTCGACAAACGAAACTCAGAGGACGTAGATACTAACTCAGAAGACCACCTCTACGACGCCTTCCGCTACGGTGTTATGACGAGACCTCAGAGCGGCTACTTAGACTCACCTATTCAAGAGCCATACACACCATCAGACAGCGTTATGGGATACTGACATGAGGATATGCAATCGATGTAAAGAGGAAAAGAGTCTTGATTGCTTTTACAATGTAAAGAGTTTTCCCCTTGGTAAAGCTTATACTTGCAAACCTTGTTCAAGGACTAGATCAACAGAGTGGAACAGAGGTAACAAAGAACGTAAGTCCAAAGCAGGTGTAAAGCACTACCAAGATAATAAAGAAAAGTACATGGAACGAGCACAAAACAGCACGTGGAAGAAAGACAACAGAGAGCGAGTTAACGAGACAGCAAGGTTACGGGACAGGGGTGGTAGTGGAGCTGCAAGAGTAGCTAAGCGAAGAGCAGCGGTACTCCAACGAACACCCACCTGGGCTGACCATACGAAGATAAAGTTAATTTACAAGCTTTGCTCAGCTATAAGTAGGCTCAAGGGTGAGGCATACCACGTTGACCACAGGATTCCACTTCAGGGTACTAACGTCTCAGGCCTGCACGTAGCAGATAACCTACACATCATTAAAGCCACAGACAACTTGTCGAAGAACAACTCTTACGACTCAGGTTATTAAGGAATACACATGGAAGACGACTTCGAGAACAACATGGATCAGGAAGACATGACTGCCCTGGATGACCGTGAAGAAGAAGACGAGACAGATAACCCTTCAGGCACTATTGCTCTCTACGTACAAGAACGGTTTAGCAAAGCTTCTACTGCTCGTGAAACCGAGGAGCACCGTTGGCTCAGGGCTTACAGGAACTATCGTGGCCTCTACGGCCCTGAAGTACAGTTCTTAGAAACAGAGAAGTCTAAGGTATTCGTTAAAGTAACTAAGACCAAGGTGACAGCAGCCTATGGTCAGATTACTGATGTCTTGCTTGGCTCCGCTAGGTTCCCTTTGACCATTGACCCTACTACTCTTCCTGATGGAGTAGAGGACACAGTCCACCTTGAGACTAACGATGAGGTGGCCACAGCTGAGAAAGAGTTTGAGTACCCTAAGGTAAATCCTGGTGAGACCACCGATGACTTCCTACGTCGCCTAGGTAGTATGAGTGACGAGCTTGATCCTATTAAGGACAAACTCAAAGCTGGCCCAGGTACATCTCCTACTCAGGTTACATTTCATCCTGCAGAGATTGCAGCTAAGAAGATGGAGAAGAAAATTCACGACCAACTAGAGGAGTCTCGTGCTAAGAAGCACCTGCGGGCTGCTGCTTTCGAGTGTGCCCTCTTTGGTACAGGTTTGATGAAGGGTCCGTTTACAGAGAACAAAGAGTATCCTAAGTGGGATGAGGAGGGCAACTACAAGCCTCTGATCAAGACTGTCCCTAAGGTCTCCCACGTATCCATCTGGAACGGCTACCCTGACCCAGACGCCGCAAACATGGATGAAGCTGAATGGTTCGTTGAACGTCATAAGATGTCAGGCCCTAAGCTACGTGGTCTGAACAAACGTCCTTACTTTCGTAAAGAAGAGATTGCTCTTGCACTAGAGTGGGGTCCCAACTATATCAAGGAAGACTGGGAGCAGGTCATGGACGACGACGCTCAAGACTCCCGTACTGAACGTTACGAAGTCTTAGAGTTCTGGGGTAACATTGATCGTGAAATCCTAGAAGACCACGATGTAGATATCCCTGACAACCTTGACGATGTAGACGAAGTTAACGTAAACATCTGGGTATGTCATGGACGTGTCCTTCGTCTTGTCGTTAACCCGTTTACTCCTGCGATCATCCCCTACTACGCTGTCCCTTACGAGATGAACCCTTACAGCCTTTGGGGTGTAGGTCTTGCAGAAAACATGGACGACACTCAGACATTGATGAACGGCTTCATGCGTATGGCTGTGGACAATGCTGCTCTCTCAGGCAACCTGCTTATTGAGATAGACGAGTCTGCTTTGACACCAGGTCAAGACCTAAAGGTGTACCCTGGTAAAGTGTTTAGGCGTCAGGCTGGTGCCCCAGGGCAGGCTATCTTTGGGACCAAGTTCCCTAACGTATCTAACGAGAACATGCAAATGTTCGATAAAGCCCGTCAGCTCTCTGATGAGTCTACTGGCTTCCCTTCGTTTGCTCACGGGCAGACGGGTATTTCTGGTGTTGGTCGTACAGCCTCAGGTATCTCTATGTTGATGTCTGCTGCTAACGGCGGTATCCGTACCGTGGTCCAGAACTTCGACGACTACCTGCTTGGTCCTCTCGGTAAAGCTCTCTTCTCCTTCAACATGCAGTTTGACTTTGACCCAGAGATTCAGGGTGATCTTGAGGTTAAAGCTGCTGGTACTTCTTCACTCATGGCTAACGAAGTACGTAGCCAGCGTTTGATGCAGTTGCTTGGTCTTGTACAGAACCCTGTGCTTGCACCTTTTGCTAAGTTGGATTACATCATCCGTGAGATTGCTAAGTCTCTCGATCTTGATCCTGATAAAGTAACAAACTCTATGCAACGTGCGGCTGTACAGGCTGAGATGCTTAAGACGTTCCAAGCAGCCAACCCACAAGCAGCACCACAGGCTCCACAAGGGGGTCCTGGTGGCCCTGAGGGGTCTGCCCCTATGGACCCTACCGGAGCTGGTGGGGGTAACGTTGGTACAGGCGCTGTGCCAGCCCCAGGTACCCCTGGGTTCTCAGGCAACACAGGGGAGGGTGCTGAACAATGAACCTAAAACCTTTTGTTAACGACAAGTTACTGTATGATGATTTTCTAAGAGAGCTTGATTCCCGTATTAGACAGACTCAAAGTAAGTTGGAAAAGTCTACTCTTATTGAGGATGTCTACAGGGCACAAGGGGCGATAGATGCCTTACGTAGGTTGAAGCAACTAAGGGAGCAAGTCAATGGATGAAGATAAAAACTTGGTTAGCCCTAGAATCCAAAACAGAAACAGAGGACGGGTAGAGCAGGGACCAAACACCAGTGGCCCCACCCTAAAGGGGGCTGCTAAATTTATTGCTGAGATGACACCTATCCTCGGTGACGCTATGGCTGCAAAAGAGGTCTACGAAGAGACACAAAAAGAAGACCCAAACTGGTGGCTTGTTGGGGCTTTAGGCGGAGCTACTGTCGTGGGTCTTATTCCTGGAGTGGGTGATGCAGCTTCTAAACTTATTAGTAAAGGAGCACGGGAAGCAGTAGAGAGATTTAAACGTGTAGAGGTAGACCCTAATGCCCTAGGTTCTCTCGGAGGTAACATCCGTATTCGCCCAGAAACGAGTGGACTAGAAGCGTGGGGGGAGGGTTCTTTTTTTAAAATAGGAGATGAACAGACACCTTTGTACCATGGTATGTCTGGTACTCTAAGAGGAGACACCAGAAACTTTGAAGGAGTTAACCTTTCTCCTTCTAGCACAGGAGACTATGGAGCTGGGGTGTACCTTACAGACTCCTCTAAAGATGCCTCTGATTATGCTATGAGTTTAAACAGAGGGTTTACTGACCCTTCGGATGCGAAGATGGGCGGCCAAGTGTTTCCTGTATACACAAATGTAGCTGAGGTTTTCACAGATGAGGCACTGTTAGACGACGTTGTGCGAAGCAAAGTTATGTCATCCCTTAGTGAGGTTCCTACAGAGAGCATGACTCCTCACTTAACAGAGGTACTAGAAAGTTTAGAAGAAGGTCGAAACGTAAGTGTAAGTGACCTGTTCAAAGATAGCCAAGGGAAAAACACGGGGTGGGGACAAAACGTCCTAAGACCGATTCTTGAAGAAGAGGGTTTTCAAGGGATACAATCCTTCTCCCCATCAAAAGGTATTAACGAAGTGGTTATTTTTAATCCTGACACAATTAAGTCTACTATGCAAGGTCCTGCTGGGACTTACAGCTCTGCTTCACCAGACATATCTTTTTCTAACGGAGGTCTTGTGTCTAGCCCTGAAGGCTACGCAGAAGGAGGTCTAGTCTCTAAGAATGCTATGAGTGATTACTTCTTAGCTTCTGCTGGTAAGATGACTGAGGTAGAGTTTGTGGGTAAGCACAAGATGAGTACGCTCGAGTTTGAGAGACAGTTTGCAGAGGATAACAGTGTAGACATCTCCGGTACTGAGAAGCTAGCAGAGGTCAACACAACACCTAAAGGAATTAAAGTGGACTATAGTAAAAACCCTAAGACTATGGCTGCAGGTGGTCCTGTAGAACGTGACCCTGTTAGTGGAAACGAAGTACCCCCTGGCTCTACACCTGAGAATGTAAGAGATGATATCCCTGCGATGTTGTCTGAAGGTGAGTATGTTATTCCTGCTGATGTCCTAAAGTTCTTTGGGGTGAACTTCTTTGAGAAGCTTCGTACTAAGGCTAAGCAGGGTATGCTGGACATGGAGCAAGATGGGCGTGTAGGGGGTGAACCTGTAGATGACACCATGGAGACACAAGGACCCCTCGTAACAGAGGAACTCCCTATGATGGCTGAGGGTGGTCTTGTAAACCAACCGACGTTTAACCCTGCCTCTTGGAATACTCCTGGTCTAGCGGATCAGCTTATGCGTTCTTCTGCTTACACCTACAAGGAATACTTTGGTCCCGGTGGAACTAGTCAGATGATTCTCTTTATAAACGGTGAGCCTGCTCAGGCTATCCCAGCTGGTTTCTCTGAGACACCTTTAGTAGTTCAAAATGCAGTTAGTAACACCGGTAGCAGTCGTGAAAGAAATACTCCTGGAGATGCTAGGGGTACTAGAGGAATCAGTGCTGGTTCAGGAGAAGGGCCGGGTGCCTTTGGTAATCCCCTTGGTACCCTAGACTTTACAGACACTGAGTCTGTTTCGACATGGGCTGAAGACAAACTAAAGGACAGATTTGCTAACCGAGGTATAACGGCAGTAGGTGGTCTCCTAGGTGGGGCTGCTAGGGCAGCTGTAGGGATGCGTGACATTGCTGAAGTGAGTGCTGCTGCTCGGTACTACTCACAGATTGGTGACCAAGAGTCTTCTGATCGTTTGATGGCTATGGCTGACGAAGCACGAGGAAACTTCGGTCTTGCGGGTAGGCTTTCAAAAGACATATCTGACGGCGAGGGTATCTTCGAGAATTATATGGAGTCACTCAACGTAAACGCAAGGCGAACTACGGGTCAAAGGACAGCTCCTTACACCAACAGCCAAGGAGTAGGAACCTTTTCTAGGTCTAATCCTGTTTACGACGTTAAGGCTGGTGGTGACAGTGGAAGACCTTCTCAAGGGGACACAGTTCAATTTGATATGGGGAGCAGCAGTGAGGACGCTGGTCAGCGAAACGACCGTATAGCCAGAAACAATAGGGCAGCAGATGCAGCAGGAGTTACAGCTAACGCCCCGACCACATCAGCAAGACCACGGGCACGGCCACAAGGACGTAACAAAGGTGGTCTTGTAAGTAAACGAACAAACAAGAAGTAAACTACAACAACTTAATGGCAACCCGCTATAAGCGGCCCCAACTGGAGAACTACAAATGGCTAACGAAATGGTACGCGAGCAAGCTAAGTCCGTAATGATTAACCCTCGGTATGACAACCGAAGCAATCGTAAACGTATGGAAGCTGACGAGAAAGAACTTGAAGAACTCATGAAGTCCGAAGGTAAAGAAGACAGTACTGAGGAAGAAGTTATTGAGGAAGGGGCAGAAACCCCCGAGGTAAAAGTAGAGGACACCAAAGAGGAGACTAAACTCTCTAAAGAGGAATCTACCTTCAAGAAGCGTTATGGTGATCTACGTCGTTACCAACAGGAACAAGAAGCTAAACACAAAGCTGAACTCAATGCTCTAAAGGAAGGTGGTGCTAAAGGTATTGCTCCTCCTAAGTCAGACGAAGACATTGAAGCTTGGGCCTCAAAGTATCCTGACATTGCTGGTATCGTTGAGACTATTGCCCAGCGTAAAGCTAAGGAAATGTTTGAGCAGACTGACTCTCGGTTTAAAGAACTTGATGACCTCAACTACGAGACTAAACGTAGTAAGGCAGAGATTGAAATAC